AGGCCGCCCGAATCCGCGAGATCCCGGAGGACCTGAGTCTCCGCAAGCAGATTGGAGTCGATATCGCGGACGAAGGCGCGAGCGAGAACGCGCTGTACGTCAGGCGGGGCCCATGCGTCCTGCGCGGTGAGTTCTGGAAGGGCCTCGGCCTGATGAACACGGCGAACCGAATCGCCCAGATCATCGACGAGGAAACCGAGAAGCGGCATGGTCGGCCCTTGGTGAAGATTGATACGGTCGGATTGGGCAAGGGGCCGTATGACCGCCTGATCCAAATGGGCTATGGAAACTGTCTGCAGCAGTTCATGGGCGGGACCCGTTCCTCCCAGCCCGAGCGTTGGCGCAATATCCGGGACGAGGCGTATTGCGCGATCAGGGAACGGCATCGCACAGGAGATATCGGGATACCGGAAGGCAGCCTGGGCCAACCTTACGACGACAAGCTGGTGCGCCAATTGGCGGCAATGTCCTTCGATCAAACCGAGGGACGCCAGCAGTTGGTCGTGGAATCGAAGAAGAAAGCCAGGGCTCGTGGTCTCCCCTCGCCGGACCGGGCCGACGCATTGGTCATCGCTTTCTGGGAGCATCGAGAAGTGCCGGTTCTGTTCGGAGGTCTCGCCCGCCAATAGGGGATCACCCACGGCTATTTGCGGCACTTTCTGAGGAATTCAGCAGGATAAGCCCAGGAGGGCTCGGAATTCGACAACCAGATCAAGCCCCACAGTTCGGCGAGGAGTGTGACCCCTTGCGAAGAGATGATCAATCTTCGCCGACAATTCCGACGCCTCTTTAGATTCCGGGCCTCAAACTCCTCTGTCTCCATCGGAACCGTCCAGTCCCGCCCGGCCATCTGGTCCCTCTTCAACCTCCAACAGTTCATCCAGCCTCAGGTTGATCTCGCGTTACTCGCCGCTATCCGTCAAGGAATCCCGATCGTCAACGCGGCGATCACTAAGCTCGTGAATTTCGCGGGCTGCCCCGAGATTGTCCCGCTCGAGGGCGCGAGCGATCGCTTCGCTGCTGATGCCAACGCCTTCCTGAGCCGGATCAACGTCAACGGCCATCAGGTCGGGCTCGATAGCTTTGTCGGTGCCTATCTGAACGACATCCTGGAGTACGGCTCGGGCGCCGCCGAGATCGTGGACAGCCAGGGCGGCAAGGATGTATATGGGGTCGTGATGATCCCGCGCCAGACCGTCTTCGTCCGATACCGCGAGAACAATCCCCTGCTCATGGATGTGGTGCAGCGCGTCGGGGGCGCCGACATCGTGATGGACGAGCGCCATTTGCTCTACGGGCTCCTTGAGATGCGGGACGGCAACCCCACGGGCTGCTCGCTCCTGGCGACCCTCCCGACCGTAGCCGAGGCCATGTTGACGATCCGGCACGCCATCAAGCAAACTTGGGAGCGCTGCGGCGATCCTGTATATCATGTCAACTACATCCCGCCCGACAGCTTCACCGATGACCCCGAGATGACCAAGGCTAGCGCTGTCAACGCCACCCTCGCGGCCAACTGGAAGAAAGTCATGCAGTCCAAGCACGACGCGACTCGGCGCGAGGACTTTACATCGGTGGGCAACGTCGTGATCTCGGCTATCGGGGGCAAAGAGCAGGTGCTGGAGGTCGAGGCGCCGCACCGCGCGATTATGGAAGAGATCGTCGCGCAGACCGGCCTGCCGCCGTTCCTGCTCGGCCTGCATTGGAGTACGACCGAGCGGATGTCGGTCCAGCAAATCCAGGTCCTTCTGGCGCAAGTCGAAGACCTCAGGCGCGCAGTCGAGCCCGGGATCGAGTATCTGATCGAGTATTGGGGCCGGCTGCGCGGCCATGCCGAGCGCGATTGGCGGATCGAATGGCCCGATGTCATCTTGGTGGACCGCACCGAAACGGCCCAGGCCGAGCTCGTAGAGGCTCAGGCCGAGGCTAAACGCCAGGAGATACTGCTCAGCGACTGGCGCAACGGCGTGATCGATCAGGCCGGTTATGCTGATCTCCGAGGTTACCCTGACAAGCCGGTCCGCCCGATGGAAGAGCCCCAGATGGGCAACCTCCCGTTCAGCCTGACGATGGCACAGAAGGATCTGTGGAGCGGCCGCGGCCAGACCTGGCGGAATCCTGCGCTTGGCGAGGTCTATCGCTCCTTCATGGCCGATTCTATGGACGCCCTGGACCAGATGCAGGCCGGGATCTGGATGGTCCTCGGGATCCCGGACGAGAAGACCGCCAAAGCTCCGATCGAGATTGACCGGCAGCAGGAGATCGCAGTCGCCGACTTGGTGGACGAGTTCCTCGCCATGCTGTTCGGGCCAGAGCTCGATAAGGCGGGATTCGTCAGCCCGGACGTCCAGGATGGGATCGTCCAGGAACATGATGTATTCGCGTTTCGCCTCGGCGTCGGTCGCGCGGCGGCGCTGCTCGGAGTCGATCAAGCCCAGATCGTGCCGGCGCGGGCCGATCCTGCCGTACTCCGATACCTCCAGATCGCATTCGACAAGCTCTCGGAGCAGGGCGAGATCAGGCTGGCCGGGATCAAGCCCGAGATCCATCAGATCCTGGGCGATGCCGTGGCGGCGCGAGAGAATCCGCTCGATACGGGCAAGAGGCTGTCCGAACGGTTCGATCATTACAGGCGCTATGAGTTCGACCGGCTCGCCAGGACCGAGATCGGTAATGCTGAGGTCCAAGGGATGGCCCGCGAGCTGCAGGCACAAGGCGAGGAAGAGGTCCAGATCGACGTTGCGGCGACGGCGTGTGACGCGTGTCAGGCGTTCGCGGGCGCAATCGTGGCCGTCGATGATTATGACCGACAACCATTGTACCACCCGAACTGTGTATGTTCGATCGTCCCGTTAGCACCGGGGAAAACTTTTAGACACGGAGGCAACCATGAGCTACATCCACAAATGCCCAAAGTGCGGTTGGCTGTTCCTGGCCGACACGCAACAGGCTCCATGCGAAAAGTGCGGTAAGACGAGCGTGATCGGCCAGGGGGCGGCCCCCGAAACTCCTGCCGCGCCTGCCGAGACTGAAAAGCCGGCCAAACCTGAGAAACCCAAGAGACTGACCAAGGCGCAGAAGCGAGCCCTCAAGGCCGAGAAGAAGGACAAGCCGGGTGCTGATCCTCCCGCTCCCGAGACCGAAGAGCCAGCAACTGAGGATGACGAGGCCGAGGCGGAGGATGACCTGCCCGAGCGGCCGTTGGCGTGAGGATGCCGAGACGAAACCGAGTCACGCAAGCGTTAGGGTTCGCGAGCCGGCGAGCCCAGTGGCTCTCAAGATCGCGCTCAAGCGTTTGAAACAGGCATTGGAAGAGCAGGGGATGGTGACGAGACGGATGCAATGCGGAGTTCCGTATCCGAGGCCAAAGGGGCGGCGGCCGGCCGAGGCGACCGTTCTGTGCAAATGCGGCGTCACGGTCTCATTCGGGGATGGGGAACACGCCAAAGAGTGCCCCCGTTGCGGGCGCAAGCTGGTCTTGGCCGATAGCGGGCGGAGGAAGTAGGATGCACGAACACAGCAAAGTGATCGAAGATCCCGGTGTCAAGCTCGTCGATGCGACTGCAGACGATCTCGATCTCATCAATCAGTTCACCAAGCGCAAGTTCTCGGCCGACGAGCTCTACGTTGGTTCGATGCTCCTCTGCAATACCGAGGTTGATCGCTCGTTCGAGCGATTCACGCTTGACGGGCTGGGCCAGTTCCAGCAGACGATTGTCGGCAAGTCGCTCCTGATCGGCCACGACCACCAGGCTGCGCCCGAGGGCCTATTCTTCGATGCGGCGATCGCCCAGGATGGCTCGGGCAAGAAAGATCTATCGGGCTCCGATGTCCAGCACCTCGCGGCCTCATTCTATCTGGTCAAGACCAAGCAGAATGAGCATCTGCGAGCCCAGATCGATGGCGGCGTGTACCGATACGTTTCGGTTGGATTCATGTACGAGGAGCTGACCTGCGACATTTGCGGGAACTCGCTGTTCAGCCAGGACTGCCCACACATCCCAGGCCGCGAGTACGACGTCGACGGCACCAAAGTCACGGCCACCGCAGTCTACACCGGCAAGGCCGAAGCCGTCGAGGGCTCCATCGTCTATCTCGGCTGCCAATATGGGGCGGAGCTCAAACGCACGCGGGAAGAGGCTGGCCTGCGCCGGATCGCGATGTTCAAAGGCAAGGTCCTGGAGGATGACATTCGCGCAATCGCCGCCGAAGAGGCTCAAAAGCTCCTGCAGCAGGGTCAGAAGCCCTGGGAAGAGACCGAAAACGAGATCCGGCAGCGGCTGCGGGATCCCGACGACTTCAGAGACGACACATTCAGGCGTACACAGATCTCAGACATGAACGGCGGCATCTGGCTGATCGTGGGGAAGCTCAAACCGGAGCAAGTCCCGGAGGGGCACGACCCCGATAGCATGGTCGCCCAGAGCCTTCGTTTCAAGCGCAAGACGGACGAACAGGCCGGCTGGACGCTCGAAGAGGCGAAGACATGGTACAGCGAGCACGAGGAGGACTTCAAGGGGGCCAAACTCGCGAGCCTTTTGGAGCCTCCCAAGGAGAACGATAGGGTGAAAGACGCAGAGGTATTGCAAGCCGAGCTGAATGAGCTGAGCGAGAAGTACGCAAAGCTCGACGCCCGAATCAAGGAGCTCGAACCCCTGGCAACCGAAGGGGCGGAGTTCCGCAAGCACCTCGCAGGCGAGATTGCGCGCAAAGCTGCGATCCTGCACTGCGAGAACCAGGCGACGACTGTGCTGGCCGCGCTCGGGGAAAAGGCGACGGCGGAACAACTGACCGCCATCGTCACCGACTACGACGAGCAGCTCGCCAAGCTCCCGGGTCCGGTACAGACGCGCGTCGAGACCCAGGACAGCAGAAAAGAGCGCGTCGATCCGAGCGAGTACAGCTAAGGGCTGACTCAGCCCGGGCGACTCCAAAACACAGGAGCACGATCTAGGAGGGCACCACAATGGCAAATAGATTCGAGAATGGCCCGCAGGGTGATCGTCTCACTCTGCTGATGAAGTACGACTCAAATGTCTATGCGGCCCCGGCGGTCGGCGACCTCGTCATGATGGCGGCAACACCGGAGAACTATGAGGTAGCGCTAGCGACCAACACAGCCGAACTGCTCCCGCTCGGCCAGCTCAAAAAGCTGGTCAAGGCGGCAAGCGGCGCGGCGCATGCTGACGGCGAGCTGGACATCGAGATCTTCAAGTTCACCCAGCTCGTCGAGCTGATCGAGGATGGCTCGGCGGCGATCGGATCAGCCATCGAATGCGCCGGGACCAACCTGGTGACGGTAAAGACGACCGGCTCGATCATTGAGAACATCTGCATCGCCCAGCATCCCGGACCCAGTGGCGCTGCAGCCGGCGCAAGTGGAGGAATCGTCCACGTCCTGATGTAGAGCGTTTCACCGCTCCACGGCTCTACAAGGGATCGACGAGAGGACACGAAGATGGGAATCAAACTCGAAAAGGATATGTATCTGGAGGCGCAAACCAAGGGCTTGAGCTTCGCCGATTTCCTGGAGGAGCTCGACCCCTCGGAGCGCGACCCTCAGGACAAGATCGTCGGGCTCACTGCCTGGCAGAGACAGCTCAAAGAGTATGGGATCAAGACATCGGGTCCAAACGCATCGACGCTCGAGAAGTTCTTCGCAACCAGCTCGAGCACCGTTCTGTTCCCACATTACGTCTCGACCCAGATCCATGCCGGGATTCTGGCGGCCTCCATCGTGCCGGCCATCACGGCGGCTCGCACCAAGATCGAAAGCCACACGTACGACGGCCTGTGGATGGCCGAAACGGAGCAGGATCGCCAGCTCCGCCGAGTCGATGAGGGCGTCCATCTGCCGACCGTCGAGATCACGACGGCGGAGCACTCGGTCAAGCTGAAGAAGTTCGGCCGGATGCTCCAGGCCAGCTACGAGGCGCTCCGACTGACCAAGCTCCCGGTCATCTCGGTGTTCCTGCAGCGGATCGGGGCGCAGCTCGGGATCGACGAGTCGGACTGGGCACTCCAGACGATCATCGCGGGCGACGGCAACAGCAACGGCATCACCGACACCAACGTCGATGTGACCAACAACCTCGACTACGACGATATGACGAAGCTCTGGCTCGCCTTCGGGCAGGGCTACGAGTGCAACGTCATCATCGCGATCGACGCCATGATCCGGCTGATCCTGAACCTCAACGAGTTCAAGGATCCGTACGCCGGGTTCCGTTTCCAGGCCGAGGGCAAGCTCATCAACCCGTTGGGCGCCCAGCTCATTAGATGGGCGTCGGCTGCCGGTTTCTACAATGGCGCGACGGCGGTCCCGGAGTGGATCATCGCAATCGACAAACGGTACTGTCTCGAGGAAGTCTACGAGCAAGACGTCATGGTCGAGAACGACAAGCTCATCAACAAGCAGCTTGAGCGAACCACGGTCAGCAAGTGGTCCGGGTTCGTCAAGCTCGACGTGAACGCTGCTCAGGCACTCGACACGATCATCTAAGGCTGGCGGGAGCTAAGGCTCCACAGTCGCGGACCGAGGGGGCGAGAGTCACGCTGAGGCCCTCGCCCCCTGATAATCAGGAGATCGATATGGCAACTGGCATAACAGTCAAAAGCGATGTACCACGAGGCGAGAGTGCGAATCCGACTCTCACATTTCCCGATAGCTGTATCCCCGAAGCGATGCTCGGAGGTGTCACTGCGGCGGGACTGAGCAAGGGCGCACAGGCGGCTCAGTATCTGGCATCACCGCAGCTCGAGCTGCTACTCAATACCGTCAGCAACAACCTGTTCGCCGTCAAGGCCGGCGACGTGATCCTCGGACTCGACTTCGTCTGCCACACGGCGGCGGGTGCAGCCTGTACCGTGGACGTCGGGCTCGACGCAGCTGCCATCGGGGGGGTCGCCGACGTGGACGCCCTCGCGGTTGACTTCGACGCGAATGCGGCGGGTGAAACGCGCTCCGGCGGCACAGCCGCGCTCTATCGACACGGCTTTGTAGTGGCGGCAGACGGCTATGTGACGATCCAGTCGAGCGCGGACGAACACGCCAGCGCATTCGTCGGCACGATCGCGATGCGCTACATCCCGGCATGAGCCTGCAGGGGTTGAGAGCCTTGGTGATCACTACCGTGATCTCAGGTCTCATCATGGGGCTATTGGGCTGGCTCGTGTGGCGAGCGATCCGATGAAGCTCTACTATCTGCACAATGAAGCACTGCTCGCCGTCAAGAGCCTGTACGAGCGGGCAGCCGATACGACCGAGAAGAACACTCAAGTCCTCATCGGCGCCGGCGCAACGGGTTTGATCGAGACGTTTTACACCGACCTCGAGGAGCCCTACACAAATGACACGCTGAGCAATACCTGGGTTTTTCGCATCAATGCCCTGACTCTCGGCGGAGCGCCCAAACTCTACGCCAAGGTCTCGAAGCGCTTC